GGTTACAGAAAGAGATCCTATTCCAGACGTTATTGCTTGTCCGGTGATAGTAACGACACCACCAGCGACGACGCTGAGTGAGCCAATTCCGGTAGTTGCAGCAACGCCCGTTGGGCTGACGTTGACGTAAAGGACGGATCCCCAGCCACCGAGACCCCAAGTGCCTCTGCCCCAGCCTTCCTGCGCCATCTAACCGCTCAAAGCAGCAGCGGCGCTTTGCAACAAAGCCTTGGTCGCATTCAAATCCTCGCGCACGGGATCCGTGATGAATTTATGCTCCAGGATGTAATCGATCTTAGCGATCGCCGCGTTGATGTCTTCCAGCGCCGTCAAGAGCCTACTTCCACAAAAATAGTCGGATTACCACCGTTGTCGTAATCGTCAATGTGGATGTCTATGAATTCCTTATCCTCTGGGACACGCGCCAGCGAATGTCTTGATAGTCGTCGGTTTGACTTAATTGATCCGCCATATCTTCGGCTTTCTCGTAATTGAAGTCCGGTGTCTGTGAATATCCCCCGAGTATCTTCGATAACCGTCCTCGGTTGGTCGATTGCTGCGGAGTTATCGATTCTCGCGTAGCCATTTGCTATCCCCTCTTCTCGTAATAATTCGTAGTTTTTTAGCGGCTTGTCGCCGTATTCCGCAAAGGCTTTAGGGTTGATCAGCCTGCCAGTCCTCGCCATACGCCGATACATCCGCAACAAGGCAACTTCATTGGGCACATCAACGAGCACGACGTTCACCTCGTAACCTGCACCTTGGTACTTTTTGATCTGCTGTCTCAGCTTATCTATGTTGCCACCAACGGTGGGTATCAACACGTTATCGCCATTGTCCATGGCCACATCTTCCACCAGATTGTTGATGGCTTTGGATTCGTTGTGAACCGCATTGGCCCCAGTGCCAGTGCCATATTCCGGCAACACCTTCTTCACTTCATCTGGATCAATGATGGTGGATTCATACTTTATGGCAATGGGGTTGGCGATGCCGCTTTTACCGGACGCTGGCGGTCCCATGACAAGGGTAGCTGTCTTTGGACCTTCTGTCGTTCTTCCAGCCGTTGCAAGATGGGCGGGCATATCAATGCCTTCTTCCGCATAGGCCAGCCCTCTCGCATTTTGGTACAGCTTTTCCACCGCGTTATCGTAACCTTGCACAGCCTCATCACCGAAACGAAACATTCTGTCTCTTAGCCAATCCGCGCCCCCATAGTTTTTTCCCGCTACGGTCTCTGGAACACGATTCATTTCTTTGACGGCCCGTTTAACGGCCCGATGCTTTTCAATCCTTGGAAGAATTTGACCTAACTGATTGATGTCATCTGTGGCCCGATCGAAGACTGTTTTTTTCAGATCCTCTATGTCCTCCAAAGGCGATCGTCTTAATCCTTCAATGCCCTTGATCAAAGCCTTACCACCCGCCTTGGCAACATCGCCTACCAGCGGAACCAGTCCAAGGGCGGAAAGCGCCGCAATGCCTCCTGCCATGGCCGCGGGTCCGTATTCGCCCTCGGCCAACGAACGATAAGCATCACGTCCGTATTTTGCGGCTTCCGCCACATCAATGGCCATTCCGGGTGGCGTCATGCCCATGGCAATCTGCTGAAGCAATGGCGTCTGCTCATAAGCTCCAACGGCCACGTCCAGCGGATCACCCTGTTGTTCCGCGGATAGGCCCATCGAGGCTTCAAGAGCACCTTGGTTCAGCTCACGCTCATCGAAGCGCGGGCGCAACATGGGCATATATGGATCCATGGCAGCAGTATATCCCAATGAAAATTAGGGGGAAGCGGCTGTACCCAATCCTTGAAACTTACGAGCAAGGATCTTCCGCACCTTCCAGTAAGGAAAGTCAGGGTAATCACGGTGCAGGGATTGTACCTGCTTGGCAATTCGACGCGGGCCAAGGCCACGCTTCGCGCAGGCGCGTATCGTCTTGATGACCGCCTGCTCTTCAGGAATTTCCACCAGCTTGGTGCGGTGTTTGTTGCCATGCTTCTCTGGCACCTTGCGATAACCGAATGGTGCGCCGCCGCCAATCGAGTAGCCTTTACTGGCCCAGTCCATCTTGCCGTCGTCGAAACGGTCCATGATGTTGCCGTGCTCGATCTCAGAAACCGCCGATAGCACCATCAACATGATGCGGTTGGCCATTTCGTTCATGTCGAATTTTCCACGCAGACCTTTATCTTCCTTGGTCTTCGGGTAAACGATCGGCACATCACCGAACTGCTGGCAGAAGTACAAGGTCACACCGGTTTCTTCCAGCACCGGAATGATGTGCAGCAGGTCACTGCTGGAACGCGATAGCCGATCGAGCCGCGTAGTCACAAGAATGTCGTGCTCGTCCATGCTGTCAGTCATCTCGCGGGATGCTGGCCGTTCAAGGATCGGTGTCGTACCGCTGACACCTTCATCGACAAAGAAGTGATCCACCTCACGGTTGTACTTCTCTTTGACGAACGCGCTGATCAGCTTTTCCTGCGTTTCCGGCGAACAACCGCTTCGTACCTGTTCATAGGTCGAAACGCGCACGTAACCGTAGATTCGGTTGATCTGTTTCGCTGGTGCGATCATTTAATGCCTCCCTTGAAACCGTAATCGGTCAGCTCGTTGTGTAGCTTTTCCCAGTCCACATTCAGCGGATTTCTGCCTTGGGCATAGTCACCCATCAGGAATTGGTCATCCTTGAAAAGCTGCACCGCACGATAATTCTTGTGTGCGCCATCCAACCGAATGTCAATGCCATGCTTGGCACAAGTACGGCGCACTCGGTTGTAGAAGACCTTTTTGTCAGTTGCGCTCATTACGCTCTCGCCAAATAGATCGTGCCGGGATCTTCCCAATCCCAGTAACCACCCACGGAATTCGCAAACGCCTCCAACTTGGGGTGGATCCAGGGATAACCGCCGCTTCGGTAATTGCTCTCGCCGTAATAATCGGCAAAATGACAGCCGTCTTCGGCACTCACATAGACGGATCCGTCGCGTTCAAACACGGTTGGGTTGACCGGCTTGGCGACCAATTCACGCCTTTCATTTAGTTCGTAATCATCGGCAGTAATTGCCTTTAGTCGCGCCAGTCGTTTTTCGGTTAGTTTCATATCAATCTCCCTCGTTAAAATGGTATGTCTTCGAACTTAACTTCGGCTTCGTGCTCGCCAACGTCGTGCTCAGGATGGAGAACCGGTAACAGATCCATCACTTCGCCAGCCGGTGTGCCCGTGTAAAACGAATTTTTGTGCCATGCGCCACGATCGGTGCAAATCCAATAGGCTTCTGGATCCGCTCGACCACGCTCTACCGCATCAACTTCATCGGCGTACTTGTGATCGACATTCCCGTAATCATCGTAGAAGTAACTGCCCTCGTCGTAATCGTACATGCCCATCTTTTACACATCCTCCGTAATGAAATTAGACCCAATAGCTTTCGTACATTCCGGGCCAACTACACACATCCGAGGATCGCCAACGTCATCGACAGACTGTCCTTCGTCATCGCGATGAAGCATGGCGTCACCGCCGTTGACGATATGGATCCAAAGTCTCGGCTCTGAAATGGACTTCCCGCAGCGGGCGCAATCCATATCGCTGCCGCCCTCCCACTCGCCATAGCTGGCAGTCTGGACGTATTTTTTGGTTCTCATTACAAATCCCTCGCCAATCGCTTTGAAAGTCTTCGATTCTTTTTCTCGCGCACCTTCTTGTTTTTCTTTTCCTCTTTACGCGAAAGTGATGCCGTTTCCATTCTCACTTCTCTCACAATTTTTTCTCTGTTTGCCCAATCACAACGCCAATTTACATGATCCCGTGTCGTTGTGCAAGTGTTTACAGGCAAAATATGCACTTTTTTACACTTCTTTGGACTTTTCTTCCTTATTTTTGACCAAAACATAGTCTTTGGTAATGATTCCGAGCTTCGGATCGCCACGTTTGAAATCACTCACCCACTTGCGGATCACACCATTTTTCGTGTGATAACGGTGCCAGTGGCCGCGCACATCATGCTGCCTACGCCCGAGCTGCTCGTGACCACTAAACTCTTTCTCAGCCAACACAATGCCGCGTGGCTTGGGAACCGC